TGAAAGATAACTTCGAGCAATCCCTAAAGATGATCCTCCATCACGAAGGTGGCTATGTGAACCACCCTAGTGACCCCGGTGGGCGCACGAACCTTGGTGTCACCCAAGCAGTTTACGAGGGCTGGGTCGATCGGCCTGTCACTGAGGATGAAATGAGGGCACTGACGGTGGATGATGTCACCCCGATTTACCGGCGTAACTACTGGGATCGAGCCCGGTGTGATGACCTCAAGTCTGGCGTCGATTTCGCGGTGTTCGACCTCTGTGTGAACGGAGGGGTGGGCCGTGGAGCTAAGATGCTCCAGAAGGTTGTGGGTGTCACACAGGATGGTGGTATCGGTCCTCAGACGTTGGGCGCCGTTTCGCGCATGGATCCAGTAGACATCATCGAGCAGTATGCCGGCGAGCGTGAGGCCTTCTATCGGCGCCTAAAGACCTTTGACACCTTTGGTCGTGGCTGGCTTAGACGCAATGAAGAAACACGAATTGCCGCCCTAAAGATGGCAAACGATTAACCTTAGAAACATCGGTCACTCATCGGAAGTGATCGGTGTTTTTTCAACTCGGATTACTAAGGGACCTCTATATAAATACAGGGGTTGAAATCTGGTGTCCGATTACCTATATCGGTCTCACGATCGATGCTCCAGGCATCGTTGGTTAGAGCAGCGGAATCATAATCCGCGTGTCCGGGGTTCAAGTCCCTGTGCCGCTACCACCCAACGATGTCATCGGAACCCATCGGTCCTAACTTAAAGTTGGAGACTGAAGATGACGAAGATTACTAAAGTACAATACAAAGCATTCGCGGTTGCCCAGGGGCATATTGACGCCGGCAACCTACCAGCCTTTCACCGTATCATCGGGTCTCTCGCCCGTTCCGCAAGCTCTCAGCGCCAAGAAGACGCTCTCCTTGAGCTGGGTCAGGCCATGGCCATGGGATATCGCATTGACTTTCGTGGTCGTCTAGCCCGGACCTCGGAGGCAGTCCAATGAGCAAGTATTTCACACTCGTAATTAACACCGGCGAAGGCTGGGAAGACGTATATGGCGACTATAGCGCCAAGGCTTGCCGCGATGAGTTTCTCTACAGCTACAATGAGTACACCCACCCACACTTTGACCGTACCTGGTGCAAGAGTGATTCTAAGGTCGTCTGCACAGACGGCACCGCCGCTGACCTGATCGCCTGCTTGGCTCACATGAACCGTGAGGTGGCAGCATGAAAGTAGTTAACTTCATCGGCGATCTGATCGCCCTCATCGGTTTATTCTCAATCCCTGTCTGGCTGCCGATCCTCCTGGAGGTGCTGTTATGATTGATGACACCATCGAGAACATCCTTCGTCAAATTGGTGTTCAGGCTTCTCGCACGCCACTAGAGCAGCGCCTGTTAGACGAAGATAAGCGCCAGGCCTATTTAGAGCCCGGCTATTTTGTAGACCCTAGAGACACAAACGGGGAGGTACGTTTCTAATGTTAGTCCAAGATTTCCTGAATGAGCACGCACCTGACATCTGGCATGGCAAGCACCTGGCCGAAAGTCAGTCCAAAGTACGCCTGTTTGTCAGCGTCATCGGTGACAAGAACCTCGAGGACGTAGGCGCACCTGACATCATCAAGTTCGACAAATGGCTCCAGAGCGAGAAGGGTCTCTGCAAGAATACATGTAATCACTACAAAGCTGCCATCAGTGCCCTCTATAAGTACGCAGTCGAGTATGAGGCCATTAATGATGACCAGGTTCCTCGGATGAAGTTCCACAAGGTTAAAAGTGGACGTGTGCGTTTCTTCACACCTTCTGAGATCAAGCAGTGCTATGACTTCTTTGCTGGCAGCAAACACACCTGGATCAAGCACTTCTTCACGGTAGGTCTTAACACCGGCATGCGCTTGGGTGAGATCCAATCGATCACGCCTGACATGTTCTATTTGAATGACCAGGGAGATCTATTTGTTGGCCTGAAAGATACTAAGAATGGCGACGACCGTGAGGTCGCAATTAATGAGGCTGCGAAGCTAGCTCTGGACGCTATGGACCGTAACCCTGGTTACCATTTTCGTCACCGCCCGTTTTACAATGCCTGGATCGATGTGCGCCGGGTTGTCTTTCGTGGTGACAAGCTGGCGTGTTTTCACGTCACTCGCCACACATATGCATCGACGCTTGTGAACACGCTTGAGGTGAACCATCTGACCGTGATGGATCTCATGGGCCACAAAGACCCTAAAACCACTAAAAAGTATGTGCATGAAGACACTTCTAAGAGTGCCAGCATTAACAGCAAGATGGGAGAATTGTACACTTCTGCCCTATAGTGCATAGTCTCAAAACTAAATTAAATGACGTTTCGATTCTTGTTTAAGGATACTAATGAATACAATGGTTTGACTAAGGGACCCCTCTAGAACAACCTAGAATGTTTAACACGGGAGAAATACTTAATGATACAAAAGAAAAACAACAGTGGAGCAAGTGTTTATAGTTCCGCTAGTTTCGGCGAAAAGCCGTCATCTTGGCAGAATGCACCAACAGCGTCACCAAAAAACGAAGATAAAACACAAGGCAACCGGGACAAGAAAACATCTGACAGGTACGGCCAAGAACAACGGGGGGGTCCCCAAGAAAAAACCACTATTGAAGAACAGCACGAACTAGAACAACAGATGATCGACAAAGGTCACACACGTTTTGAGGAAAGGCAGGCGAAACTTAGAGGCAGCCAACAAGACGCTGCTCAGTTTCAAATTGAAGAGGCTCTAGGCAAGGTCTCTCAAGTTATCACCAAATATCTCTCTGAAGAAAAGACCAGGTTCCAAAGTGGTCTAGGCAAGAAAAGCCTATGGTATGAAGAACTGAAGGACCAAGACCCAGACGTTCTGGCTTACATAGGTCTTAACTGTTGCTATGATGGCGTCATAAACGCCTCTACTTACTCGGCCACTTTAGCCAGCATAGGTTCACGCTTAGAAAACGAAAGATTTGCAAAAGACCTGCAAGGTTACGACAAGGAACTATACAAGCGCCTGGTCAAAAAGGTCACTAAGGATCACTCCTCAGAACGCTATCGCTTCAAGGCTGTCAGAATTATTGCAGGCAAAGAGGGCTTTAACCAACCTAAGTGGGCTAAGGGTGCCAAGATCAGTATGGCCTCGCCTATTCTGAATGCAGTCCTTGAGGGCTGTGACCTCTTTGAGATTGTGGAAGAGACTACAACGCAGCTCGTAGGTAAGAAACTAAAGCACAACACAAACCGGCACGTCACTTTGACTTGGAATGCTAAGGAGTGCATCCGCCAAGGCGAGTTTAATGCCAGCTGGGCCTCGCCTGTGTTTATGCCGCTAGTGGTTCCTCCTAAGCCCTGGGTGTCATTCGACACAGGTGTTTACCAAGATGAAGTACTGGCAGCACTTACGCCTCTTGTACGCAAGGCCACAGGAGAGCAAAGAAAGGCTATCGCCAGGGACTTTCAGAAAGGTGAACCTAGCTATGTCAAAGCACTGAACGCGCTTCAGGCTACACCATTAAAGATCAACCCTTTGGCTTTAGACGTAATCAAGTGGGTGCGGGACACTGGCCAACGCTTTGATGGTTTCCCAGACCTGGTTCCACCTGAGAAAACACCTTACCCAGAGAACCCAGACGACTTCAGTGAAGAGTATCTCAAGCAAGTTATTGACGACCGCAAGAAGTGGATCCAGGACGACCGTGAGGCCACCACTAACCTGGTTGTGCTTAAAGAGGATGTGTCAGTCATGGAACACCTCTCTGGCTCTGACAGGTTCTGGCTTGGTTGGTCTTTTGACTTCCGAGGGCGCATGTACCCATGCAGTCACTTCAACTACCACCGTGATGATCACATTAAGAGTTCCTTCCTGTTTGCTAATGGCAAGAAGCTCGATGAGACATCTAAAGGCTGGCTAATGATCCAGCTGGCTAATGTTGGTGATTTTGACAAAGTCAGCAAACGGTCTCTAGAGGACCGGATCCAGTGGGTTCTAGATAACGAGAAGATGATCCTAGCTTGTGCTAAAGATTACAAGTCTACCTTTGACACCTGGAGACAGGCAGACAAGCCCTTCCAGTTCCTCATGGCAGCCTCTGCGTATGCAGACATGCTTGAGCAGGGCGCTGATTACGTCTGTCACCTTCCGATATCTCTAGACGGCACCAACAGTGGCACACAGCACTATGCACTGGCGACCAGGAACAAGCATGACGCAGCAATGGTCAACCTACTGCCGTCTGATGAGTGCCAGGATGTCTATCAAATGGTAGCTGACGCTGTCGTCAATAAACTGCAAACTGAGGACGACCCAATGGCCGAGGCTTGGCTTGATTTCGGTGTGACCAGGAAGACTGTGAAGCGCAACACGATGTGTTTTGGATACAACAGTCTCCAACGGGGCATGGGTGATCAGATTATCGAAGACCTCATGCAACCACTCCAGAAAGAGGTCAACTATAACTCGATTTCTAACCACCCGTTTGGCGATCGAAAGTCCCAAGCAAATCACGCTCGGTACTTGGCCAAGATTAACTACGAAGTCATTAGTAACACCCTAGAGAGCGTGAGCAGCGGTATGGTGTTCTTGCAGTCCTATGCAGATGCTTTGGCCCGAGAAGGCAAGTCCACACGCTGGACAGGCCCTAGTGGCTTCCCAGCTGTAGCCAGGTACACAAAAAGCACCACTAAGAGGTCTCGGATCTTTCTGTACGATCGAGCAGCAAAGGTTCGTAAGCAGACAAGGGTCAACTACCAAGAGGACACCTTCACCTTCGACACCCGTAAATCCAGGTCGTCGGTGGCTGCTAACTTTGTCCATTCACTTGATTCAGGGCACATGCAGTTGTCTATCCTTTACGGGCTCGAGAGCGGCATCAAAGATTACTTCCTGATCCACGACAGCTTCGGCACCCTGGGCGCAGACACCTGGGTATTCTACCACTCTATCCGGGCGTCTTTGGCTGACATGTATGAGCACACATGTGTCTTCAGTCAGTTTGAGAAAGAGTGCCGCAACCGCTTGTCTGATCCAAACAAAGATCTGGCCCAGGTTCCAACTAAAGGTGACCTAGACCCAGCAAGCGTGCTGAACAGCGAGTACTGTTTCAGCTAAATCCCAACTCCCGTACAACTTATTGTACGTTGGGTTTTTGACAATATCAAAGCCATAAAAACAAGGGGTCCTGACTAAGGGGCCCCTCTAGATACATGTGAGTATCAACTGTTGGAAACAAAACCCCAAGGAGAGACTATGACTAAAGTAAAATATGTGACCCCTGCTGCGATTGCTGGATACCCATGGCTGCAACCAGGACGCCCCGACACTGCTTTTGACGCCAGTGGGAAGTACAAAACTACCTTACGGTTAAGCCCGTCTGAAGCTGGTCCTATGCTTGATATAATCAACAAGCTAAAGACTGAAGAGTTTACTTCTAAAGACAATGTCCGTCTTCCATATGACAAGGATGAAGAGACCGGCGACATAATCTTGAAGTGCCAGTCTAAGTTCCAGCCCAAGTACTTTGATGCGAAGGGCAACCCAATCCCAGAGGCCAGTGTACCAAATATGTACTCAGGTAGTACTTTGCGGATCAGCGGTTTGGCTGAGAATTATACCAACGGTGCCAACAAAGGCATCTCGCTCCGCCTGGGAGCCGTACAGGTTATTAATCCTGTTTCTGGGTCTGGTGATGGCTCTGCCGGTGACTTCGACGCTGTAGACGGGTTCAGTGTGTCTGATGCTGTCAGCGCAGCGGTGGACGACGACAACTTTGACTTTTAGGCAAAGGGCGTCTGGATACACCAGGGGTTACAGGTCGGGGCTTGAGGAGAAGATAGCTGACCAGCTCAAAAACGCGGGGATCGCCGTAGAGTATGAGAAAGACAAGCTACTCTATAAGATACCGGCCAGGATCCACAAATACACTCCAGACTGGAAGCTCCCCAAACCGGGGGGCTTTTTTTATGTTGAGACCAAAGGGCTTTGGTCAGTCCAAGATCGCGCCAAAGTCCTATTTTGTATCAACCAGATAGAAGGATTAGACCTTCGCATGGTGTTCAGTAACCAAAACGCCAAGCTCTATAAAGGCAGTCCGACGAGCTACGCTGCCTACTGTGAAAAGCACGGGATCAGGTACGCCAACAAATGGATACCTGAAGACTGGCTAGAAGAGGCCAGACAAGGAGAGCAGGGGGCGGCTTAGGTCGCCCCTTTTTGATTTAACCGGGAGAGACATATGTCATTTGAACATGAAACAGAGAGTGCGTTTTTAAGGCACGTCCCTTGCGACGAATGTGGCTCAAAAGACAACGCCGCACTGTATGACGATGATCACACCTTTTGCTTCGGCTGTGGGCATTGGGAGAGCGGCTCAGAGGGTCATACAGGGCCTGTAAGGGCATCACATAACCAAGCACTGCTCCAGGGTGAATACAAGGCTCTGAGGGGCCGTAGGTTGACTGAGGAAAGCTGCCGCAAGTTTGGCTACATGGTGGGCCAACACAACGGCCAGCCAGTCCAAATTGCCACCTACCGAGACAAGACAGGTAAGCCCTGCGCGCAAAAGATCAGAACTAAAGATAAGAACTTTAGTATTGTCGGCGATGCAAAGGCGATGACCCTTTATGGATCTCATTTGTTTTCCAAGGGACGCAAATTGGTTGTGTGCGAAGGCGAGCTCGATTGCATTTCAATATCGCAAATCCAAGGGCATAAATGGGCGACGACCAGTCTAATCAATGGCTGTCAGTCCGCCAAGAAAACGCTCCTGGCCAATTATGATTACTTGATGGGCTTTAAAGAGATCATCTTGTTCTTTGACAACGATGCTCCGGGCCGTGCAGCTGCGATAGAGTGTGCAGAGGCTCTGCCGATCGGTTTGGCTAAGATAGCAA